GCGTGATGAACCATGTAGCCTGGAGGGTTTGGTTCGATAGTAACCGGCACCTGCCAAATGTACTCCGTTGGTGCATACTGCCAACCGATCTCACTAAAAGTGATCTCGGTAATCAAGAAATCCTGAGGATGAGGCGCATTCATCGGCGCATTGTAGTACCAGAGCTGCAACTTGTGTAGGTCGTCCTCATGAGGGACAGTCCAGAAGAGTCTGTAATAGACGTACTCCGGCTCAGGTGCCGATTCTTCATACAAGAACTCGTGCCCGAGGTTGGTCGCAGAAGAGGGAACATTGTTGTGCAGATCGACAAACACCGGCGGTTGGTCTGCCTCTTCCAACTGACCGTTAGTTTCGTTCTCAAACAACGGGATTACCGACACCCGCATGTCCCGTGTAACGTTTCCATCTGCGATGGCCTTGTTTATGTCGTAAGTGTAGGTGGTAGTAACAATGTCCTCTGTTCGTTTAAGAACAGGAACGGATCCACTGTGGTCGTATACCCGCACCCGATATGCTGCACTGATCAAGTTCCTCCAACCGACACTCCAACTTATCTGATTGTCCCAAACCTTGACCACTTCAAGAAAGCGCAACCAACCGGTTGAGAACGAGTACGTAGTCCAAGGTCCCAATCCATTGCGCACCGCTGCAACACGAATCCAAATGTCCCCTGCTGGTACCTGCAACCGCAAGTAAGGTCTGTTCGTTGTAACGGGAGCAAACCAGGAACTGTTGTCCACCGACATCTGTACAACGTAGTAGGTGGCCGAAGGAATCGGCAACCACGAGATCATGACGACAAGCTGCGTCGTGTCCACAAAGGACACTCTGATACCAGTGACCGCCGGTGGGACGTCCGGAGTGTTTACGACAAACAGAGGGACCTCCAAGGGTGGCGCTGTCAGGTCGTCAAAGCTGTGCACAATCGGGTTGTCCACCACACCGGTAATCTTGACACGCTCTCCAGCCGATGGCTCTATGGACGTCACTTTCAAGTACTTAGTCTCCTGCCCAAGCACACCGAACAGGAACAGCATAGGCTCATTGATGCCACCTAACAAGAAGTCCGATTCTATAACAGTAAGTCGAACGTTGATCTGTTTTGGATCATCCGTCTGATACGCTGCAAACGGACCCATAGGCCTGCCTTGTTTGTTACGCAACCAGATGACATGCTGGGCACTGCTCTCCGAGAACTCTACAGGCTGGGAAAGCCAAAGGGTCCAATCGGTAACGGAGTGCTGTACCGCATGTACGACATATCCTCCTGCTCCCCACTTGGGAACGTCATGCGATACCAGGATTAGATCGCCAAACGATGGCAAGAAGCCCTCCATACCGGTCTCAAACGAGACGTTCTCACGCAGGTATCGTTCCTGGGCCAGCAGAAACAGACCCATCCTGAACGCATGATTTCTGTCTGTGACTCCGGCTACCTTGACTGTCTTTGGATTGTCCGTCGTTCCTCCTGGAAGGGCAACAGTGACCGTTTCCTCCCTGTACCCGGTTGCTGGCTCAATGTACTCAATGGCTACACTGTCATGGTCCTGTGGTTCCCACAGCTTGACCTCCCATTCAAACGAATCCTTGATGATGTTGTCGGAATTGAACATGGCAACGGGCACCGTTAGCGGAGCATCTCGTTTGAGGGACACCGTCGATGCTTGTAACAGAGGGACGGCCCTTCCTACTGTAGCAATCGTTTGTGCCGCCTCCCAGACCGTAATCGGATCCCGAAAGATCCAGTCAAAGTGCTCGTTTCTGGACTCGTAAATGTCCTCCAGTTGCAGCAATCGCTCTATGTCCAGGAACTGGTCCGCTAGCCTAGCTCCATAGTTGCTTCTAAAGACGTCAGCAAACGCGGCTACAATCGACCGGGTGGGAACCAAGTCAGTTGAGAACGTACCATCGGATTGAAGCACTTGCAGCTTGCGAGTTGCGATGACGCTGAACTGTTGCTGGGAACGGTCGTTGAGGTTGTTGCTGGCTCTGGCTCTGATTGCCAAGAGAGTCACATTCCCGAAATCCGGTTGAAGGTCCAGATAGCCTCTCACCCCCTCCAGAACTACTTCATGTCCCGATCTGGTTGACATGTCCTTTTCGTCCACCCTGCGAAACCTCAATTCATAGCGGGCTACATTAATGTTGCTTCGCGTGTAAGTTTTCCGCTGTGGAGTAGTAGTGGCTGCCGAGAACGTAATCGTCTCTGGAGAGAAGTCCACGTACTGAATATCGTTGATCCACTCACGAACCTGGACCTGTATGCTCGTGGACATGGACTTTACGCCTCCTTTGTTGCTCAGCTTGTACAATCCTCTCGGCCAAATGATGTCAAACTCGTATTTCGTCACCCTGTAACCGGGCGGACATACCGCAAATGGACCAATCCAGCCATCCCCGCTTGGATACTCTGGCTCATTGGGTGCAAACAAGGTTTGGCCCCCTGCCTCGGAGGAAGTGTAGACGCTTGGCGAGAACAGACTGATGGTGTCCCCCGGCGGAATGATCTCATACTGCACTTCTTGAAAGTTAGCGACATCTGTCTCCCCGACAAGAATCTGATGAACCTCAAACTCCCCTTGTCCTAAACAGAACAAGGAGTGCAGGTATTGCTCGTTATCGATGTATACAAAGTACGGACGAGTAGCATAGGAAGGGAAGATTCTATTGCGCCCATAGCAGACCTCTATCGGCTCTCCAAGTCGAATGGCGTTGCGCTGGGCATCCAGTGAGTATACCGGATCCGAAGCCTTTTGTTCCCCAGGAACAGACGGCTTGAGAACCGTGAGGGACAGGACAACTGTGGCGACAACCAGGACAACCGAAACGATCAGAATCGTTACCGGGTCCCCTTGAAGAGCAATGAAATTGACGACGTCCTTGGCCTCTATGTTGCGAGTCCAGTCCTTGCGTAGAACAGGCTGTCCATTGACCATGCAGATGGTCGGTCTGTCGAACTCCTTGAATCCCGGGAACTGTTGCTCTAGCCACTCTCGGATAGAGATGCCTCCTGGATGTTCAAAAATCTGAACGTCAGCAGGCTTGAACGGATTGAGAGTCTGTACGATGTAGGCCATGTCGCAACTGAGTGGGTATGAAGAACCGGAACGAGAGATAGCCTCTGAATCTCAAAGATCGGAACGTCTCTGCAACGACCGACAACTGGCAGCAGTGCAGTACTCTTTTGTCGTCTGCTTCCAGATAGACGCCGACATGCGAGATCAAATCCCGTCCCATAGCAACCACGCATTTCTCTTCCGGCTCCTTGATTTCAGTCCAGTAATCGTGAGTCATCTGCTGGCGAATGACCCGCCAGCGGGCAATGGACGATTGGAGAGCAATCTTATCAAAGTCAGGCAGATCTATACCAAACTGATCCTTGTACACTGCCATGACCAACCCCCAGCAATCGTACACGTCCGGACCTCTACCGCCGTAGGCAAAGCGGCGTCCAATGTACGGAGTTGCCCAGTGCATACTAGCCACCCAAAGTCGGGAAGCGGCTACGGGTGTAGAGTTCTGAAGGAAACTTCTTGTTCACCAAGTCCATGAACGTAGCCCGTCCAACCACCTCGGAAGGGGTAATTCTCAGGTCCTTCAAGTACAGAACCAGTGGAGGGATCATCTGTGGTTTGGAAAGGTCGGTGCTAAGGTACGGTCTGTATACCATCTCCACAGCAACCGGTTGTGACTTTGCCGTTTCTACGAAATTGACCAGCCTTTGGCTGACGTTGTCGATGGCTACGTTAAGGCTCCGAAAGCCCTCCTTGTTTGAAGGAGGCAAAGAGAACTGAAAACCAACCGGTTCAAAAAAGACGAAGTTCTGGTTCTCATCGTACGCTTGGAGTGGCTGGTGCGATTGAACCATGAACACCGGCGCTTGGACTCCTTCTTGTCGGACTTCCAAGGTGTGGTACACGACCACATGAGCCGGTGCAATTGCAAAGGCTTCTCGAATTGCCTCGCTCAGAGCCTCGTTCATGCAAGCTTCCGATGCCGGATGTTGAAGGAGAACCCGATACTGACTCTATTCCAGTACACAAAGATGTGTGTCAGTGCACCGTTTGCTGTCTCATCTACGGCCATATTCCAACTGGAAAGGTTGTAGCCAGATAGGACATCACTGAATCCGGCCAAGTTAGGACCAAGCTCCATGATCTGTTGAAACTGCGAATCTGTCACATCCGTCCTAGCAGCGGTGTCATTTGCTGGCCTGAGGCTGTATATGGTGTAGTTCGGGTTGCCCTTTACAATCTCGCACGCCCAGCAACAGCGGACTGCTTGGACAGCAGGAAATCTACTGGCCGAGCCAATGGTGCCTCCAAATGTAGTTACCCCGTTAACTCTGACAAAGGCTCTAGGCTGAGCATCGCTGCCGCCCATACTGAAATTAGGTGGGGAGCCACTTACCCATGTCCATGATAACACATTCGTTGCAACCCCTACCGCGTGGGTTGTATTAAAAGATCCAAACGAGGTTGATGCACCAGCAATCATACCAAACGCTAGTGTAGGTGTT